GACCGCAGAATACTAATGTTGGAAAATAATTTGAATGAGGCACGTACGCTGATTAGCGTTCTGCAAGCTAAGGTCGCACGCCAGCGCGACGACATAACACGGATGCGCAATCGCGTTGACACGTTGATGTTCGATAAAAAAGAAATCACTAAAAAACTGAACAAGTTTCGGGAGGTCGGAAATGAATACGAATAGGCGTCATGAAATAAAATCGCACACTAGGGCCATCTGGGAGATGTCAAATGCTGGCGTTCCTCAGCGTGATATAACCAAAGCCCTCGGCTTGGGGCGTGGAGTTGTGAGTGGGGCCGTAAGTAGAGGACGTAAATCAGGTCACTGCAACCAAAAGGTGAGGACGAAACAAACTGTTCGCAATAACTCTCCGCTCAACTATGGCTACGTCAATCAAATTATTGACGCTCTGTCAGTCGATCAACTTGAATGGCTGCTAAAAGTCAGTGAAGAAGTGGGCTACAAGACTTGCGCAGAATACGTGGCGGAATTGGTGCAGGACGCGCATGAAGAAGCGAAAGCAAAGGAGAGCAACCGATGAATAGAGACGATATACTGCACGAGGCCATGCACTGCATCAACGTAGACCGAGCGGCGACGCACGGTGACGCAGAGGACAGCTTCAGCGAAATTGCGAAGCTTTGGTCATGGTGGATCGACAATCGACCAGTGCCAGAGGCAGAGCTGCTGCCAGAGGACGTTGCCATGATGATGGCACTGTTTAAGATTGGCCGCATCGCTGGAAATTCTAGGCACGAAGACAACTACGTCGATCTTGCTGGCTACTGCGCATTGGCAGGCGAAATATCAACGCAGGAATAGACCTGCTATGTCATCATCTTCGGCCTGTTGCGTAAAGTCATCAGGCCGAAGAGTAGTCGTGACGCTTTTCATATCAGAAGAGCTGTAAATTCGCAGCAAGTTTTCCCTGAGAGCCAAGAGAACAAAAATGTCAGCATCGCTGCCTCCGCGGTTGAACCTGTAGCTTCCATATTGTGAGATTACCCCCGCAGTCTTGACCTCGACACGCAGCACACGATTGCATGGCAGCGTGACGTGAAGGTCACATGTGGAATTTACGTGGGAAACTTGCAGGCCAGCAATTTGCAGCTTGTAGGCGGCGTAAAACTCGCCAGCGCGTCCGAGACTGGAATCGACGCGACCCCTCACATCAGTCGCCAGAGTGGTCGTGTGGCCGGGGTGTTAGATTCCATCAACGCACTCGATTAAGTGTTAAAAGAAAACCCGGCCACAACTAAACATAACTCTACACTCAGGCAGCGGCAAGCCACTTATATATCATGTGAGTTTGTTTTTCACGGTCATCCAGACCATGCGTGCCACCGTTCACTCGCTTGGTAATCTTGCGGATAACTGCATCGTTTACGCCCTCATCGGCAATATCAAACAGCTTGTTCGTCTTGAAAAACCAGACGGCTGTGTCAAAGGCGTATTCGTCCTCAACCAAGTCAGGGTTATCCATGACAGAGCCGATGTCCATGTCAGCAGAAAAGCGAGAGTAGTTGTCCTTGCCAGTCAATTGCAAGAACCCACGACCACGCCACTTGTAGCCCTCGCCATCATTACCCATACGACCACCATACACTTTGTCGGCCAGCTTTTCTGGGTTCTTTGCATAAGGCTCAGCGTCGGCGACAGTCTTAAACCGCGAAGGCCAAACAGCTTGGATACGCTCAGGCGTAGAGTAGTACAGCCCTTCACTCACACGCTTGAAGCCTGCGCTTTCATGGTGTGACTGACCGAGGATGTGTGCGCCACGCTCTGGTGATAGGCCATAATGCTTGGCGACAGCTCTGGCCGTGTTCGGGCCAAAGGCACCGTCAGCACCGACTCCTGCTTTCTCTTGCAGGCGTTTCATTGCGTTACTCATTTTTTCTTTCCTTTTGCGGTTTTCGCAGCTTTCTTAAATGCACTTGCTGTGGGAGCGCCCTTTGCTCCCGGCTTACGCATCTTTTCGCCACTGCCAGCTTTAATGCGTTTTTTCTTCGCGGCAATATTGCGATATAAACTCATTCGATCACCTCTTTGACTTTGTGCCGGAGCATTTCCAGCGTTTGCGCGACAAGTTGAGCGGGCTATTCGGGTCGGACGCCGCTTTTGGGTGGCTCTTCTTCTGCCCAGCAGACCTTGCGCAGTAGGCGTCGCCCTTTGAAGTTCCCGGCTTTACGCGAGGACCGCCGCCCTTGGCTTTACCCGCTTGCCCGTAGCTAACTTTCTTACCGCTGGCCGTTACCTTGACCTTGGCCTTGCCTTTTCTTGGTGTCGCCATCTACTTTCTCCCGAAGAATTTAGTTGCCCCGCGAATACCGAAGCTTGCAGAGACTATAGCCCCCAATGTGTATCGGTAATAGTCCGGCATAGCATCAAGTGCAGCAAAGCCGTCCATCACTACATCTCGGCCCCATTCCCCGCAGAACGCCAGCACAAGTGGTACGGAAAACAGTATCGTAAGCCATTCATCTTTCCAGCTATCGCGGGAACCTTCAGCCATGACCTTTTCCCAGTCAGCTTCAGACGTTGCTTGGGACAGCATAATCTGTGCTTGCGCCTCCGCCTTTGCGACCTTTGCCTTGGTCTCAGCAGCTTTCTGCTCCACCTTGCCTTGGACAATGCCTCCAATAATATTGGTTATCGGGCCTAATAACTGACCTATCATAGCTTAATCCTTTTTGGCTTGATAAGCGTTGGCACCGAAAAACGCACCAAGGATCAAGCTGGTTGCAGGGAAATAGATGGTTGCCATGCTGCCCAAGATGTCTGACGCAGCGGTCAAGCCAAGATAGCTGGAACCAATGACGAAGAAAGGGTAGCCCAGCATACCTGCCAGCACCCACCATATCATCTTGCGAGATTGATCGCGCTGTGCGTTGTCATCCTCGATACGCATACGACGATCTTCCATCATCAACGCACGCTCATCAGCGTCCAAGACGCCATTTCCGTTTAGATCATAATCATTCATAGTGGTTTCCCTAGCTCGTCAATGGCATCCCATGTGCTGTCGATGTCATCTTGCAATTGCTTTAGCTTGTCGTCTATACCGTTCGTAATTAGCTCTGCACGTTCGACTTTGCTGCGGAGGTCGAGCAACGTCTTCTGTTGCTCAAGGATATTTACCATCTGAGTGCTAATCTGAGATAGCTGCGTGTTCAGTCCAGATACGTTGTTGTCACCGATGGTCTGTTCCAAAGCTCTGATACGTGAGGTTGCGTCGAGAACCTCGTTGACAGATTTTTCCACTCCCCAGAAACGATTAACCACATCGTACCCATAGTAAATACCACCACTAAGAGAGCCAAGCAGAGGAAGGGCAGCAGCAAGATACACTCCCTTAAACGTAAAGCCGCCAACCTTAAGTTCTGTTTCATCCGCCATACGCTATGCCTGCGCTATAGATGTCTTCGGCTGTTTTGAACTCGCCAGCTAAATAGCCCTCAAAGCCTACGCCGCCGTAAGTTTCGTTATTCTGACCGTAAAACTCCAAAATCAAGAGGTCGGATGTGGCGTCGTAAGTTACTGATCCGTATTCGGCAACGCTGATATTGTTGCTCTCGGCCCAACCATCAGTGGATGATGTGATATGTGTGTTGTTCGACGCTGCCAAGAAACCAGCCGCCTCTTGTGCATAGGTCTCCACATCCGCCAGCGCAGTGTTGTACTCTTCAACGTCCGTTTCTGTGATTGTCATATCAGTGACGGAAACTACTTCCTGAAGGTCCATCTGCTCTTGCACAGTATCAGCTTCAGCAGCCATTTCAGCCACCACGCCAACCGTTGCGAAAGTAGTGGTTGCATCAACTAGCGCATCAATGGCCAACGACATGTTGTCGAGGGCGATGTCAGCCTGATCATCAAGCAACATGGACGTGTTGTAATATGTGTTATTCTGCACGTTAGTCAGCGCATCGTTGTAAGCCGATACCATCTGCACGCTTAATTGAGCGGCTGTGATCGAGCCGTCAGGTGCAATGCCGCCAACGCCAGCGTAATAACTAGCCCCCGCTGCCAGTGTCCGTGAGAGCTTGATCTGATCCATCAGGGCGTTCGCCGATGTCGCTAGGTCGCTTATCGTCTGATCTGCCGCCGCGCCTAAACCTATCAGACAAACTAGGCTGGTTGCGATTATTCTGCTGAGCATCAGAAAGCTCATTACCGATCATAAGCAAGGTATCACAAAACACATAATATGCAGCGTACCCTACCACGAAAACCCTTGGATTAGAACGG